ATCACGTTGCCGTCCTGCCGGTTGCCATTGTATTCCAAGCTGACCTGGGCTTTTGCGTCCGGCCCAAGGATGGTGCCACGCTGCGCCCGTAGTTCACGCAGGATAGCGTGGGCATAGTGAATAGGAGCCGGCAAATAGCTGGCGGTGTGGTTGCAAGCGTAGCCAAACATGATGCCTTGGTCGCCGGCACCGAAGTCGTCTGTGCCCAGCGCAATGTCTGCGCTCTGGTGGTGGATCTCGTTGTAGATCTTTAGCTTGTCCCAATGAAAGCCAGGCAGCTCGTATCCAATCTCACGCACCTTTTGGCGCACGATTTCCTTGACTTCAGCCGGACTAAGATAGAAGTTTTTCACTTCACCTGCCAGCGTAACCATGTTGGTGGTTACCAGTGTTTCGATGGCTACTCGTGTAGTCATGTCACCAGCAGCCAAGCCAGCGTCAACCAGTGCGTCAGAAATTTGGTCAGCGACTTTGTCCGGATGACCGTCGCTCACGCTTTCGCTGGTGAAAATGCTCATTACAATCCCTCTCGTCGTATGCTTGCTTCGTGTGTTTCGCTAAACACACCAGTTCCGTATGGTCTGGCTGTGGGCTTGGGGTTAGGTTCCCCAGGCGTTACCAAAGAGGGTAATGTGGAGTCTAGGAGTAAACCGCCATCCATTGGCCATTGCGAGCTTGGCGACTTCTTGGACAGTAAGGTTGTAACCTTCAGTCCTGCCGCCCATCGGCATGAGATAGACAGGGACATCCACACCCGCCGCACGATACTCATCAACAGCTCGCCCGACTTCCTCAACATCAATGCTGTCAGCAACCACAAACTTGAGATACATGTCAGCATTAGTAACGCTACGGTAGTTAGCAGCAACAGCAGGCTTAATAGCATCGCTCCAAGACTCGCCGCTAACGGTGAGCTTTGGGCTACAGCTGAAAGTTGTTTTAAATCTCGCGTGATGTAGCAAATAGTCTCGAAAGTCGTCGTGTAGCATTTGTGTAGTATTTGTTTCAAACGTAACATTCTTGAGGTCCGCCATCTTTGGGTGTTCAAACAGCTTGATGTATAGGCGCTGCCAAGCCAGCAGGGGTTCTCCGCCCGTTAGGATGAGATGAACGTCTTGCCCGTTGTCCATTGTCCACTTGCCCTCAGGAAGCAGGCTCAGCAAATGCTCAACCACTTCGTCGATGGTCTTGTCCATAACCAAGTGCTTGAACTCTGGGTAGATGCTGGCGTAAGTATCGCAGCCAGTAAACACAAGTGGCAAGTCTTCAAACAGTTTGGTCTTCTCAGGCACACCATCTGCAATCAGCTGGGCCACCTCTGGGTTGTATCGTCCTTTGGGTGTGCCACGTGGCAAGCCAAACGACATACATCTGAAATTACAGCCAAACGTCCTTAAGAAGACACTCGGGGTACCAACATACAAGCCCTCACCCTGAATACTGTAAAACGCTTCGCTATAACGTAGCTTCATTCTTGATCTTCCTTTTTCTTGATGGTGAACGTGCCGTCATGATTGTCAAACCATTCCAGCACATCGTTTTCGGCCCAGCCCATTTGGTTAAGCAACTCTGGTGGGAACGGCAGCAACAGTTCGCCTGTTGTGCCGTCCTCTTCTAGTGTAATGGTCCTGGTTTTATTCAAAATCACGGTCCTCACGGTGCCCTTGACGATATGCCATGTTGGCCGCAGTCTCGCGCACTTCAACACGACTACACCATAGTCTCTCTGCTTCAATTTCACCATATGATGGAAGAAACACCCCGTTTACATATTTGTATAGGAAATCTGCAATGCCTTCGCACCCAGTCTTCTCTACCCATGTAATCTTTGCCAGGCCGGCTGCCGCCAGTGCCTCAAACTCTTTACGCTTTGGATCGTCCTCTGCTACCAGCAGTGTGTGGTCGAACCAGTCCTCGAGCAAGCCCTTCAGCGGCTTGAGCCCGCCGTAGTCCATTGCCCAATTGCGCACATCAAGCTGGTCGGTTTCAAACTCAAACTTGAAGCTGAGTGCATAACCGTGGATGAGATTGCAATGTGAATCTGCACGCCACTGACGATATGCCACAGGGCCGATTTCCTTGTATTCTTTGGTTGATGTGTATTTCTTAGCCATATTTTACCTCGTTGGTTGATTTACGTTTAACTTAGCAGATTCACTATGCTAGTGTCAATAATTGACATAAGTGCAGTTCGCGGATTTCTTGGCAGGCATCCCAACCACTCTATCGCTTGAAGGGGCAACAGCATGAATATTTACCCATATGTCTATCGCATAGACCACCCAATTGGTGAGTTCTATATTGGTAGCCGTATAGCCAACAAGGTCCCAGCTGAGGATGACTTTGGCAATATCTACAAAACCAGCAGCAAATATCTGAGTCATCCGTTTGAGGAATACACCCGGACTATCCTGGCTGAGTTTTTCACAAACACTGCTAAAGATGACGCATACGACGTTGAACAGGCGCTTATATTTGAGCATTGGGATGATTTGTTGTTAGTGAACAAGAGCTATTACTTTGGCAAGAAACGTTTCAAGGTGTCTCGCCCGATGTCGGCCGAGCATAAGAAAAGGATCGGTAACGCAAATAGAGGAAAAGTGTATTCTGAAGAACAGATGTCGGCAAGACTCATTGGCCGTAGACATACCGATATTACCAAGGCAAAACTTAGTCAAGCTGCGCAAGGACCTCGTTCTCCGAGATCAGAAGAAACCAAAAGAAAAATAGCCGAAAGTCTACGGAACCGGAAGCATTATTTGATTATGCCCGAACCGCATACCAAGCAGCACTTCCGCTTGGATAGGTGTGTTTGACGTATTGCTCACCAAAGCGTAGGATGAACATGGTTTCGTCTTCCTTGTTCTCAAATGCCAGGTAGCAGATTTCGTTGTCGGGGGCAAGCATGCTGCCCCAGTTACTTGATCCTGGGTTTGGTGTGCAAGTCCCGTTCCAGCAGTAAACAGCGTCTCGACTCAGCAGCTCAAGGATTTCACGCATGAGAACACGCTCGCCCCAGGGTATACTGCACTTGTAGAATTTGTAGCGATCAACATGGATCTGCCATACCATCTCGTCCCAGCTGCCAAAGTAGCGGAACATTACTTTTTCCCAGCAGCCTCTTCATTGAGAAGTGCTTCCATGATCTTGTAGTTGTCGTAAGCTGCCTTGAGCGCAGGGTAACGCTCCATCTTTTCCAGGTCCGGCTCCAGGATGGCCAGGCGATCCATGATGCGACGCAACGCTTCGCCCACCTTGATCCAACCACCAGCACCGTCGCTCACTGTCATCTCGCCACTGTGGATGGGCCCGTTGATGACGGTGTGATTGTTGATTGATGTGCCCCACATGCTGTTGGGCACTGCTGAAGTGTTGTTGGGTCCCAAAACGCCAACAATTGATGTGTAATCTGACAGGTCAATGCTGGATACACTGCCTTTCCATCCTGTGTCTGGATCGTATGGGTTATCTGGTTCCATGTTATACCCTTAATAGCTCGATCTGTATGATGCCATTGATGTCTTCAATGAACGAATCGCTGTCGGCTGCAACGTTTACACTGTGAGCTACCCTGTCGCCAGTCTGTCGGTCCAGCTTGGTGAACTCAATCACCCAGCCACCAGTTGCCCCATACACCCTGAAGTTGAGGATTGGCGACGTTTCTGGGACAATGCTGCCAGAGATGTAGCCACCATCATGGATGCTTTTGACATGAATGCTGCCTCGCCGTCCTGCTGACGTTGGGTATGGCCGGTTGTCGTAGTCTGCTACTTCAGCTGGCTCCTGTAGGAACTTGAGCAGCTTATTTCTTAGCCATCTTTTCACGCATCTTCTCCAATCATTGATGTATACTTGTCAGCTGGGGCGGCTTTGGCTTTGGGTGTTTGTTGTGCCCGTGCTATTGCCTTTAGCTTGTCTTCGTTTGTTGTGATGTAATCGTTAATACCAGCACTGCTACTGCTGGTAAACCCTGTGGTGTTGCTGGTGTTCTGTGACCTTGCGCCCCACTTGATCATATCGTCCCATTCTGTAGCGTGTCTCCAGGCCAGGTTGGCTGGTATGGATAGCTCGGTGGGCAATTTGGCGTTGACCTTGTTGCACTGAGGATTCGCACCTCAGTGCGCAGCTGATCAACTTCACGCTTCAAACGTTCGATGGTCTGAAACAGCTCACTGATTGGACCAACACTGTCTTTGCTGGTGTTGCTTAGTGCAGCCAACAGCATGAGATTTTGTAGTGCAGCCTGCACGGCTGGGTCGTCGCGGACCAGGATTTGGTCAAACACTGCGATTAGGCTTTCAAATGGGTCTTGGTTGCTCATTGAGTTTCTCCCACCATATACTATACTTATCGGGGTGCAAACGCTTGCTGCAATTTGATGTTGTCAAAGAACTCGTTCTTCGTAGCAGCATCACGCTCAAACGCACCTTTGAGCACAGTGGTCTGGGTCAAACTGCTATGCGCCATAATGCCACGGTTCTCACAGCAACCATGCACGGCCTGAACGTAAACGCCCACATCCTTGCTGCCAGTTGCGCTCATGATCTCGCGCGCAATGTCCATAGCCAACTCTTCTTGCAGTGTGCCACGACGTGCGCACCATTGCGCAATGCGGGTGTATTTGCTCAAGCCAATCAGCGTGTCAGCAGCAATGATGCCAATGTAGGCCACGCCCGTAACAGGCTGGTGGTGGTGACTACACATACTTTTGAGCTCACTGCGCACCACCAACATGCCAGTGTATGGTTCATCAGTTTGATTTGGGAATGCCGTTGCATTGGGCTTCTTGTCGTAGCGTCCGCTCATGATCTCACGGACATACATCTTGGCAAGTCGACGTGGTGTTTCCTGGCTGTTTGGGTCGCGCTCTCTGTCAATGACCAAGCTGTCTAACACGCCTTCAAACGCGGTTGTAAGCTCGTCGATCAGCAGGTTCTTTTCGTTGTCCTTGATGAATTCGCTGATATTGTCTCCTGCCCAATACCTAGCACCAGCATCTTCAATACGCTGTTTAATTTGTTCACTGATTTTCATATGTTGCTTTTTCTTTCCAATTTAATGACGTGGGTTGTCTATGTTTTAATATAGCACGGTGGCAGCTAATTGTCAATGTTTATGCCAATTATATGCTGTTTTAATGATTGTTGGTAAATCGCTGTATACCGGTTTCCAGCCAAGTTCTGCAATGGCTCGTTTGTTGTTGGAGATCAGCGTAGCCGGGTCGCCAGGCCGAGCGTCTCCATATTCGATCTCAAGCCTGAGTGGCGTATGGGTATTTATAGCCTGCACAATCTGCCGGGTGCTGTAACCAACATTGCTGCCGATGTTCATAGCGCGGAACGGTGTAGGCTGCGGTGCCATAGCCAGCACGTTGGCAGCGGCAACGTCACTGACGTGAATGTAGTCGCGCTCAGTTGTGCCATCTGGAGTCGGGAAGTTCTGCCCGTTGATGACAATTTTTTCGCCAGCAAACGCACGACGCAACGCACTGGGCACAATGTGGGTAGCATCGTCTTTCTGCCCTAGCTCACCATCAGGATCGGCCCCGCAAACGTTGAAGTAGCGCAGTGCCACGCTTCGCAAGCCATAGGCGTTGGCGTAATCCTCAAGGATCTGTTCGCCCATCAGCTTGCTGCGACCGTAGGGATTGATTGGGGCCGGAGTGGCCAGTTCGCTGTAGATGGTGTGAGCGTTACCATACACTGCGGCACTGCTACTGAACACAATCTGCTCCACGTCGACATTGCGCATGGCCTGCAAGAACGTGGTCAAGCCGCTTACGTTGTTCTGGTAGTAGTCAGCTGGATTCTTAATGCTTGGCCCCACTAGACTGGTAGCAGCCGTGTGGATGACCTTGCGGTAAGGATGCCCGCGGCCATGCACCATAGTGAGACTGCCCGTCCAGTAATGACTGCCGCTGTAGTAGCCGTCCGGCACATACCTGCTGAGATACTTGGCAATGCCTGGCAGCGGCTCTTTCATGTTGTGGTCAACACCAATCACCCCATACCCAGCCTGAGCCAGCGCCTTTGCAGTGTGGCTACCAATGTAACCGTTGCAACCAGTTACCAGGACGTATTCCATTAGAGATACTTCTCCTCACTAACATGGTCACGGTAACGATTGCCGTCGCGTCGCCACTGTTCGCCTTTGCCCTGCATGATGTCGATGTAGCGGTCGATGGTGCCACTTGTCCACTTGCAGATGTCACCCTGGTTGTAGGCGCGCTTGTCGATCAACGCCATCAGCTTTTGGATAGCATCATACTTGCTCCAAGGAACATACAGCCTGTCGGCGTCGTTGTTGAAGATCTCTGGGAAGCTGCGGTAAGCTGGGTATAGCACGTTGCAGCCCAGCGCATCAGCTTCGCTTACAGTGTTGCTGGTCCAGTCTTGCAGCGCACAGTTGAACAGCACTTTGCTTTCAGTCAACAGTTTGTAGTAGTCGTTCTTCTGTAGGTTTTCATAGATCTTCAGCTTGCCCGCCGCTTCAAGTTTCCTTGCCCGCTCAATGTATTTTGGGTTGTTGCTGCGCAGTGGCCCACCTTGCAGCACTGCAAACTCAATGGGATCAGTGTTGAAGCCAGTGTATTGCGTGACCTCTTCTACAATGTCCATGAAGAAGTCGGGCTGCTTTTCTTGGTCCCAACGCGCTGCAAACACCACACGGTCCGCGCGCTTTTCCCAGGTGAGAACACGCCCATTGACACGTTCCAGCACTTCATCCTTGTCAAACGCCAAGCCACTCACGTTGTAGAGCGGAGCCCGCCAGTTTGCAATCTTCATGTTGGCAACCATCTCTTCGTTGCTGGCCAACACACCTGTTACAAACTCGTTACACATTGCTTCATACAAGCTCATCCACTTGCTCATGCCCCAAACGTGAACAAAGTCATCTGGGTCGATTGCTTGTGCTAGACAGCGGATCCACACCTTGGGGCGTTGGTCAGCAGGAATCTGGTCCATGATGTAGGGCAAGCTTTCCATGCCCGGTTGGAACATGTCCTCAAAGAAGATGGCGTCCTCGCCAGTGACTTCACCGTTGCGCATCATTTGCACCAGGTTCATCATTTGGCTCATGGCGAAATAGCTGCGCCCGTGTGCATCTAGCACCTGCCCAACTTGAATGCTTTTGGTGTTGTCAATTGTGGTGCCAGGGACAACCACATAGTCAAGCCCACGGCGCTTGAACGCGCGTTCACTCCAGTCTTGTAGTTGTAGAGAGTAACGATTTTCATAGGGCTCGAGTCCCATATACCAAAGTTTTCGCATTTGATCTTGTTTCCTAATTTGTCTCGGTGGGTCTTACTCACGGTCAATTTCTT